TCCTCTGCATACCATTAACAACCAGGCTATTGCTTACAAGTCTGCAAAGACTGGGAGGTTACATCCGCTGGCGGGCTGGTCTCTTCTCGAAGGAGTGGAAGAAGAAGAAGAGAAGCAATCGGGCGTTATTGAGGTTGTTAAACTTAAAGACAGCCCTATCACGAAAGGCATGGTCGCATTTGAAGCGCCTTGGGTAGATGAACTGGGATTAAAAGTAGGCGACGTAGTGGGCTTTGCCAAAAACATGGATTATCGAATTACAATAGAGGGCAAGGAGTATTACCGTGTTCGAGCTGAAGACCTTATGTATGTCGAGAGTTAAAAAGTTTACTACGATTAGCGCTGCTGAAAGGCTCATGCATAGCATGGAGATAGCGATCGACAACATGATCGAAGAAATTAAAAAGCCTGTAGATCCTGAAGCAGGAGGGTCTTCACGTAAGGCTGAGCTCCAATCCATAAAGCAAACGGCTATCGACTGTAAGGAACTTTTGGTGGAGCGACAGAGATTAGAGCAAATGGTTAAAGAACTAAACGACAATGGAGAAATCGAAAAAGACAAAGACTACTCAGGAGGGTTCGCAGAAAGATTCTCTAAATAGTGCTAGTGGATTAATCTACTGGGGTGACTATAACTTTGATAATCAGTCAGATACAGCTGGTTACTTAAAAGAAGGCTTCAATGTTATTTACGATGGCCCAGCAGGATGAAATTCTGACTGAATACCCTTCAACTATAGATTACTACAGTGATGAATGGACTCATGATTGGAGTAGTGATGTAGATAGCCCTGTACATTTTAATCCATGCAACACGCCTAACCCACCGTGGTGGTGCGAAGAACACGAACCAATCCCGATCGAACCGAACATTTTAATGATTGTTGGAATGTTCACATTTGGAGTATTACTTTTGACAAAAAAAATGCACCCGTAGCTCAGCTGGATAGAGCATCTGCCTTCTAAGCAGACGGTCACAGGTTCGAGTCCTGTCGGGTGTACAATTAAATTAAAAAACATGCCAGACTTAATTTGCCAGGAATGCAAATCCGAGAAATCAATCCAAACCCTAACCATGAAGTTTAAGGACGGGGAAGTCTACTACCCTGAAGGCCAATGCGATTGCGGTAAACAAATGACGCTCAAAAACCCCAAAAAAGGAGTACCTTCGTTGGGTAGAATGACAAAGCACGGACAGAGCTATTGATGTCCAGTTTAATCGACATAGAAGGGTATGAAGCTAAAGGGATTAAGATCGACCCTAACGGTACAGAAGGAGAAACTATCGAGCTCCACGGGTTACTCGTTGTTTTACCGAAAAAACCTAAGCGATCTCAGATCCTGTTCCATGACAAAGCAAAGAAGCTGCAAATGTGGAAGCGCATACCTATGCCCCAAGAAATGCAGAGGGTTCGCGGTATGGATGAGTGGATCGAAAAACCTGCCGAGTTTCGCAACAAGTTTCGTTCTTACATCGAGCAAGAGTTTCAGCGTAGGCGAGACGGTGTGTGGTTTTACAATAATGGGAAACCTACGTATATTACAGGGAGACACTATATGTTTCTACAATGGTCTAAAATTGATATCGGATACCCATCATACCTTGCTTTCCAAAAAGAAATCTTTCTCCACATGGCTGCGTGTGAAGCTGATCCTCGTTGTTTCGGTCAGCTATATACTAAGTGTCGTCGTTCTGGCTACACTAATATATGCTCTGCTGTCCTTGTGGACGAAGCTACTCAAGTTAAAGAAAAGCTTCTCGGTATTCAATCGAAAACTGGTAAGGACGCCCAGGAAAATATTTTCATGAAGAAAGCGGTTGCGATATTTCGCGGCTACCCTTTTTTCTTTAAGCCTATACAGGACGGCACTACAAATCCACGTATGGAGCTAGCCTTTCGTGAGCCGTCGAAGCGCATAACCAAGAATAATAAAACCTCTCAGATTGGTGACGCTCTTAATTCAGTTATAAACTGGAAGAACACAACTAACAATGCTTATGATGGCGAAAAGCTTCACATGCTTTATCTTGACGAAGCAGGCAAGTGGGAAAGACCGTCAGACATTAGGGAGGCCTGGAGAATAGAACGAACCTGCTTAATAGTTGGTAAGAGAATTGTGGGTAAGGCGCTTGTGGGTAGCACTGTGAATCCGATGAATAAGGGTGGTGAAGAATACAGAGCCCTCTGGGGCGATTCAAGCCCCAGCGAAAGAAACAACAACGGAAGAACAAGGTCTGGCCTTTACAGGATATTTATCCCCGCTTATGATGCCTTAGAGGGCTTTTTTGACGAGTACGGAAATGCTGTGTCGGAGGACCCTAGCTCAGACATCCTCGGTATTGACGGATCAACTATTGATTTGGGTAGCAAGACTTACTTGAAGAATGACAGAAAGTCATTCAAGGATGATCCATCGGAGCTCAATGAAATAATTAGGCAGTTCCCTTTTACTGAGGACGAGGCGTTTCGAGATAGTATTGATGGTGCTTTATTCAATATAGGAAAAATATATCAGCAAATAGAAAGTAATGATGATCTGTATCCGAGTCCAGTCGTAAGGGGAAACCTTATTTGGAGGAAAAGAGATGAGGAGGTCGTTTTTTCACCAGACCCTAACGGTAGGTTTAGGGTGTCCTGGTTGCCGCCTGAGCATCTAGCTAACAAAAAGGCTGAAAATAGAGGCAAAAAAATAGCACCAAATAAACATATTGGGGTTGGAGGGGTTGACTCCTATGACTTAGACGTCACTGTTGATAGCAGGGGGTCTAAAGGCGCTCTTCATATGTACAATAAGTTTAACATGGACGTCCCCGCTAACATGTTTGTTGTTGAGTATGCCTCACGTCCAGACCTGGCTAGCATTTTCTATGAGGATGTACTTATGTGTGCGTTCTATTATGGGTACCCTTTGCTTATAGAGAACAATAAGTACGGTATTGCAAGATACTTTGAGTCAAGGGGTTACGACGGCTACCTAATGGATCGGCCCGAGCACTTAAAAACATCCAGCTCTGGAAGCGTAAGAACGAAGGGCATACCCTCGAATTCACAGGACGTTATACAGTCTCATGCTCACGCTATAGAGGCTTATATTCATGATCATGTAGGTGTAAATCTTGAAACTGGGGAGATGGGTAATATGCACTTTAATCGAACCCTTGAGGATTGGATTGGATATAAAATAGACAAGCGGACTAAGTTTGACCTGACTATAAGCTCTGGATTAGCCCTCCTTGCCGCACAAAAGGTAAAGGAAGAAAAAACTACGTCTAATTTTTCAGATAAGCGGTTCTTCAGGAGATATAAGGTCTAACGCGGATTTCCTATATTTGCAAAATACGCTTAGACTGCAAAAAATCTCATGGATAATATAAATAGCAAGAAGGGTACTTCTTTTCCCGATCCCTTGGTGGATGTATCCCAAAAGGAGAGTAAGGATTATGGCTTGCAGTACGCTAAAGCAATAGAGTCTCAGTGGGGCAAATCTAATGAATCTAATTCTCTACTAGGGAGAAGGTCGTCAAAGTTTGAAAAGAACAGGGATTACGCTAACGGCATACAAGATACTAGCATATATAAAAAGCTGCTTCGATCACTCGACCCCAGTGACGGCGATGGAAGCTTAATGAATCTTGATTACACGCCAGTACCGATCCTGCCAAAGTTTGTCCGAGTTGTAGTAAATAAAATACTCTCCAGAGACCCATATCCAAATCTTGAAGCTATAGACCCTTTATCTTCTTCTGAGAAGAATCGTAAGAAGAAAAGAATTGAGCGCCAGGCAGCCGCAAAAGAACAGCTTAAAAAACTAAAAGAGAAATCTGGGCTGGTCATAGACATTGATCCAGATCAACTTCCAGAGAGCGAGGAGGAAATGGAGATATTCATGGGTACGAATATCAAGACCGATGCTGAAGTTGCTGCTCAGATCGGAACCAACATGACCCTTTCCTGGAATGATTTCAATGACACAACCCTTAGGCGCTGCGTGAATGATATCGTAGCCTTGGGAATGGCCGTTACAAAAAGAAGCAATGACCCAAACGAAGGGATCAGGCTTGATTATGTAGATCCTATAAACTTCATACACAGTTACACGGAGGACCCTAACTTTAAGGATATTATTTACGCTGGACACGTTAAGCGTATTTCTATGTCTGAGTTAAAGCGACTGGCTGGTCATGAGTTAAATGAGGATGATTTCCGAAAAATTGCTACTAGTGTTCGGAGCAAATTCGGCAATAATCCAGCTTCTTTAAACTCATCTAATTACAATCAAAAGAACCAAAGAAGTGAGTATGGTTACGACGAATACATGCTGGACGTTCTTGATTTTGAGTTTATTTCTGTTGACTGTATACATTTTGAAGAAAAGGAAAATAGGTTCGGCAATACAAACTTTTTTATGAAGGGATTTGATTACGCTCCAAAACAAGGGAGTGTTTTCCAAAGAACCCCTCACAAAATGGAGGTTAGCACCGTTTATGGTGGTAGCTACATTATTGGTAGCGACTTCATGTTTAATTACGGAAGAGCTAAGAATACGCCCAAGAACCTTCAGGATATATCTAAGGCCAGTCTTTCATATTCGGTTGTCTCTACGAATATGCGAAACATGATGCCTAAGTCCATGGTGGATTCTTGTTTGGGTTTTGCGGACATGCTTCAATTAACTCATTTAAAGATTCAGCAGGCTATCGCTAAGGCAAAGCCTGATGGGCTGGTAATCGATATAGAGGGGCTTGAGAATGTTCAGCTAGGTAAGGGGGGTGAGTTGCAGCCTTTGGAGTTGCATGATATTTACGAGCAAACAGGTGTGTTTTACTACAGAAGTAAAAACCCAGAAGGTGGATTTCAAAACCCGCCAGTAAGAGAGATAGGTAATGCAATCCGAAACGTTAATGAGTTAATCGGGCTGTACAATCATTACCTGCGCATGATTAGGGATGCCACGGGTGTTAATGAGATGATGGACGCCTCAACTCCTAAGGGCGACACTCTTGTGGGCGTTCAACAGCAGGCCATTGCGGCTGGCAATAACGCCATATATGATATCACCAACGCATCGATGCTTTTGTTTAAGCGTGTTTGTGAGGATATTGTTAAGTGCCTTCAGGTTATCCCCCCAGATTCTGTGATATTCAATATGTATGCTAACGCGGTAGGAAAAGAAAACATGAGTGTTTTGTCATCTTTTGGTGATCTCCCGATGTACAACTTTGGCGTTCAGGTGGTGAAAGAAATGGAAGATAATGATAGACAATATCTAGAGCAAAATATTCAGATTTCTATTCAGCAAAAAGAGTTAGACATAGAAGACGCCATAGCTATTCGTCAGCTCAAGGATGTAAATCAAGCAGAGAGACTCTTGGTGGTGAGGAGAAAAAAGCGTATGTCAAGAAATCAAGAGGTCGCCATGCAAAATTCTCAACAACAGGCCCAGATTCAGCAATCTTCAGCTCAGGCAACTTCTCAAGCTAAAATGCAAGAAATGCAGGCTCAAGCTCAAATTGACGCTCAGAAAATGCAAATGCAGGCTCAGCTTGATTCTCAAATGGAGCAAATTAAGCATGAGTTCAGGAAGGAAATTGAGATGATTAAAGCTCAGGCAATATTGGGTGTTCGGTCGGATGACCAGGACTTCAAGGAAAAGCTTGAGGTCCTTAAGGAAAATAGAAAGGACGAAAGGGTTAAAAAACAGGCTGTTGAGCAAAGCAAACTTATCTCTCAGAGAGAGGGCAAGAGGGGTGAGATACAGCAACCAATTAACCCTATGGGCGGACTATCACTACCAAATCAATTAATATAATATGGCTCAAAAAGCAAACTTAGATGTATCAGAGAGGCTAGACATCTCCTGCAAGCGCGGCGACTCGTTTGAATTGTTTTTAAACCTAAAAGATAGCGCTGGAGACCCTCTGCCGCTCCTTTCGGATAATTATGAGTTTGTCATTCAAGTTAAAACTCCTGGGGCTGCTCAGCAAACGTTGAATCGGCCTCAAGCGAGTAAAACGATTATTGCGGCTTCGGCCTTGAAGGAATCGGAGACGAAAGGCGTTTCTAAAACCAAGGAGGCTGAATCCCCTATATTTACTTTTGATGAGTTTGACGATTTAGGGAATGTTGCCCTAAAGGCTACGGCTGATTCCACGTCCAGACTACCTGTTGGCAGGTTCATTTACGATCTTCAGTATAAGGTTTTGGCTAATGAGTTTTCTAAGGTTACGACGATACTTAGAGGCAACTTTACCGTCAAGGAGGATGTATCAACAGCGGTGTGATGGCAAAGCTTACAGTCACCCTAGAGCGGAAAGGACCTCGCGGCGACGCTGGGGTTGGGGTTAGCTCCACTGTCAATAACGGCGACGGAACGTTTACCATAAACTACACCGACGGTTCTTCATTCATAACGTCCGATTTCACTGGAGATCAAGGTCCGCAGGGTGAGACTGGACCCCAGGGCGAAACTGGACCCCAGGGCGAAACTGGACCCCAAGGAATACAGGGTGAAGTAGGCGCTCCTGGATCTGATTCTGTTGTGGCGGGACCTCAAGGCGATCAAGGAATACAAGGAATACAAGGACCTCAAGGACCTCAAGGCAATCAAGGAGCACAAGGACCTCAAGGCGACCAAGGAATACAAGGAGTACAAGGCCTAACAGGTCTGCAAGGTATTAAAGGCGACCCAGGTATCCAGGGATTAATAGGTATCCAGGGCGAAACTGGTGCACAAGGGCCTCAAGGCCTGGCTGGGGATATTTCTACCTCAAGTATAGATGACTTGAATGACGTAGACACAACCACCACCGCCCCAGCAGATGGTCAGGCGCTCGTTTGGAACAACACGAATAGCGAGTGGGAGCCAGGCGATGTCGCAATTGATACCCAGTATCACAACCGATTCGAAACAGACGCGGAGACTTTCCGAAGCGGTGCCACGGATACGGTCGAGCTTTATTACACGGCGAAAGCGGACGGGGACGGACTTGCAGAAAGCGCAAGCAGCGACACCCCAACAGCGGGCAAGATTATTAAGCGGAAGATTTATTACTCCGAGGCAGCGTTCGCGGATCCCGACACGGGGACATGGGTTGAGTTTACACCCGCACCCGCAGACGATGCTTCCTTTTCTACGGTGAAGGCGGCTCTTTTGGAATACTTAAAAGCGAGGACGGGCGGAACTGTACCGATAAGCCTCAAACAAACGTGGGAGGAGGCAGATGAAGCCAACTTATTACTTGACACATACACGGGAGCAGCAGCCGCATATTCACTCCGTAAATTGCGTACGCTTTACACAGGCTCAGCGGTAGAGGTTTACAACGGGAGCAGCTACGCGGACATCGGATTTTCTAACGACGAGTTAGATACTACTGCACTGGCTACGCACTGTGGAGCATCCGACGGGTTCGTATCGAAGTGGTACGACCAAGCAGGCTCAAACGACGCGACGCAATCCACGACCGCGAATATGCCAAAGGTTTACGACGGCACGACGGGGGTAATATTGCAGAACGGGAAACCTGCTATAACACGGAACGCAAGTAATGCACTGTTTTTTGACATTAACGCAACAATAACAAGCACCGTTGAATTCACAATTTTTTCATTGTACGAAGCGGATTATGATAATCGTCCTTTCCAGTTTAATAATGTAAACTATGCAGGAAGTAGCAACGGAATTCCACGAATGTATCAAGGTGCTGCTATACAAGGCTCACAGGCTTATAGCCAACCAGCAATACATTCTTATTTATTTGCTTCAACGGACAAGTGCTTCATGAATGGCGTCGAAAGACTGAGCGGTGACGCTGGCACAACTGCATTCACACAAATTCGCGTTCTTGGCGGTCAAAACTCCACCTTTAGGACAGCTGCATATATGCAAGAGGTTATATACTACGCTAGCAACGAATCCAGCAACCGCACAGGAATTGAAACGAACATGAACACCTTCTACGACATATTCTAATGAACGGTTATATCATAGTACTACCAACGCCCACGCAAACAAGCGAAGCACGGGCAAAGCAAATCACGCGCGAGCTGTACAACATCTCCCGTCCCGTTCTCATCCAAGCGGATTGGGAAATCGATTCAGCCGTCTTCGGTATCATCGTACATCCCGACGGAGTACAGAACGCTTTGCAGGTGGATACAGATTACCTCATCCACGTTAGCCCCGCGGCAACTCTTGAACGCCTCGTTGCTTGCTTCCCTGAGCTGTCGAACGATGAGCGGTACAGCCTGAGCAGTTACGTGCAAGTGAATTCGAAGTTCCCGTTTGGGCATATTATCCCAAGCACAACGACGATAAGAACGCAGGAATATATGGAGGAAAATGGATGGTTTCCTGAATCTCCTGAAACACTATGATAAACTGGTTTAAAGCATTATTGTTAACGGTCAGACCAACACTTAATAAAGTATTTACTAATGGCTATAAATTTTGATAAGGACACCAATCAGGTTAATATAACCGTACCCCCCCCAGTAGCCGTTACTGTTACCGAAAAGGGTCAGAAAGGTGATGCGGCTACAATTACAGCTGGTTCAGTAAATACAGTTGCCGAGGGTCAACCAGCGGTTGTTGTGAATTCAGGTACAACTAAGGATGCTGTCTTTGATTTTTCTATCCCAACAGGCCCAACTGGTGCCACTGGGGATGCCGCCACGATCTCTGTTGGTACGGTCACCAATGGAGCTGAGGGTACTTCCGTTACAGTCAGTAACTCTGGGACGAGCGGTGCTGCTGTGTTTGATTTCTCTATACCCGTAGGTGCTACTGGAGCGACAGGCCCCCAAGGTGATCAAGGTATACAGGGTATACAGGGGGATCAGGGTCCTCAGGGTGATCAAGGCATACAAGGTATACAGGGGATACAAGGCATACAGGGCGTTCCAGGTAATGATGGGGCAGATGGTTCTGACGGGGCAGATGGATCAGATGGTCAAGGAGTCCCTGCTGGAGGAACAGCAGGTCAGTCTCTTGTTAAAATTGATGGAACTGACTATAACACTCAGTGGAGCAATATAAGCTCAGACCATTTTGCAAATGCCGACCTCACCCTCGATGCTGCTAGAGATCACGACGTTGCTGGGTTTGATATCAATATCAATAACGCAGATACTCCAATCTTGTATGTTGATGGCGCCAACAATAGAGTAGGTATCGGTACGACTACACCTACTGAAGCATTGGATGTTAGCGGAAGAGTTAATGCAACCAACTTTAATGGTGTTGTGCTTACCAGCGCTGGTACTGGGCGTCTAACAGTAGGGGGCAGCAGTACATCAGCACCAAGCGTTTACGCCACTTCGATAGGGCATTCCGCAGGACTGAACTCTAACGGAAATTTCAATTCCTTTTTTGGATACTACTCTGGAGTTAATGCCAATGGCAATGGAAATACAGCAGTAGGAAACGGCTCAGGACACGGCTGGAATGCCGCGGCTTCAAACAGTCGCACATTTAATACTTCCGTGGGGATGGGCGCTGGGTATGGACCTGGACACTTTAATGCTCATGTTGGCGCTGATAGCGGTCCAAGAGGAACCGTAGATAGCAGCAACAACGCCTCTGTTGGGTACTATGCGGGCAAATAGTTGGCAGCGACAATGTTTCCTTGGGTTATTACTCAAACGAAGGGTCAAATAAGTCTTATAGTGTTGCGGCAGGTTCTGAATCAAACAGGTACACAAGCGGAAGCAACAATGTAGCTATTGGGCACCAATCGGCTTTAGGCGTTTCAGGCACATCCACCTTCGCTAACACAGTAGCTGTCGGCTATCAAGCTTTAACTGCGTTAACTACTGGGGCTGGTAATACAGCTGTAGGTTATCAGGCTGGGGCTGCTATGATTGACGGAGCGTCCAATACTGTTGCGGGATATCAAGCTGGCCTAAATATCACCAGTGGTAATAGTAATACGGTTTTTGGTTATCAAGCTGGCTTAGGTCTAACAACAAATAGAGATACAGTCGCTATTGGTAGAGGCGCTGTAAGCAGTTCAAATGCTGAAAGAGCTGTTGCAGTTGGGTATAATGCAGGAAACTCCGCTGCTGAAAGAAGTGTCCACGTAGGACACCAAGCAGGCCAAAACAATGGTGGTACGCATTGTGTAAATATAGGCTCAAGCGCAGGCTCTACGAACACAACCACTAATAGTACTATTTCTATTGGCTCTAACGCCAACTCTAACAAAGGTGGAACAATATCAAACGCAGTAGCTATAGGACTAGATTCAACTTCTAGAAACAATACCGTTTCTATAGGACATACATCAGGAAATAACACAAGTACTGATAGTGTGTTTTTAGGATATAACGCAGGAAATCAAGAAACAAATAGTAACCGTCTCTACATAGAGAACAGCAACTCCACCACCCCACTTATCTACGGGGAGTTCGATAATGATTTAGTTAGAGTAAATGGTACGCTACAAGTAGGAGACCCAACAGGTACTGGATATGCATTCCCTACAGCTACTGGAACACTAGGTCAAGTGCTCGAAGTAGATGCTAGTGGAGATCTTGCTTTTGCTACACCTTCTGGCGGTAGTGGAGGAGGGTTGGGTGGCGCTGATCAAACGCTTACAGCTGACAGAACCATTGACACGAATGGAT